CCCACCTGCTGCAGTGGTTGGTCAACTTGATTTTACATTTGACGTTGACAACGCTCGTGGTTTAGACCAAGCGTCTGTTGATATCTATGTAATTGTACAAAGAATATCAGAAAGAACAGCACAAGATAAACTTGATGAATTTTTAGCAGGTACTGGAGAAGGATCTATTAAAACTGCTCTAGAATCAGACAGATCATTAGGTGGCCTTGTTGATACACTAAGAGTTATAAGTGCAGAAAGTGGTACATATACTTCTGGTGAGCAATCTTTCTTATCATATCGCTATAACCTCGCAATTTGGGGCTAAGGAGAATAATGGAATATACAGTAATCTCAAACAAAAAAGTTTGCGGTAAGGTAAAAGATGAGAAACTTACCAAAGATGATATACTTGACGCAGGTGGAAATGTTGAATTTCTTCTTGCAGCAGGACATATTAAAGCCGCAAATGCAACAAAAGCAACACCAGCACCAAAAGAAATAAAAGAAATAAAAGAAGTACCACAAGTAACACCACAGGAAGAAGTTCCTGTTTTTAACTCAGTAAATAACGAACAAGGAGATAACAAACCATGGCAAGATTAGTATTAACTAATGTTGAAGTAACAATCGCAAACGTAAGCCTTGCAGATCGTATTGCTTCAGTAACACTTGGAAGCACATATGATGTTTTGGACACCACTGCATTCAAAGGCGGAAATGTTCCATCAGCAGCAAGAGAGCGTACAGCAGGACTTGTTGATAACTCAGTAACACTTGAGTTCCACCAGGACTTCGCAGCAGGAGAAGTAGAAGCAACAATTTATCCATTATTGGGTACAGTTGCAGCAGTAAAAATTCAGCCAGTAAACGGCGCAATCTCTGCAGAAAATCCTGAATATCAATTTAATGTTCTTGTTTCAGAGTGGACACCGCTAAATGGTGCAGTTGGCGAACTTGCTACTGCTTCAGTTACATGGCCAATCACAGGACCAATCGTTAAGGATGTAACTCCTTAATCATGGCTAAATTAGTCTTAACAAATCCTTATATAGAAATTGATGCTGCAGATTTATCTGATCATATATCATCAATTAGTTTAGGGACGACTTATGACTTATTTGAGACCACACAAGTAGGAGATATTGCAAAAAAATTTGTTGGAGGCCTTGAAAATAATACTTTAGGTCTTGAAATCCAACAAGATTTTGCATCAAATGAAGTTGAAGCCATAATATATCCTAATAGAGGTTTATTGGTTAATTGCAAAGTAAGGCCCACAGCGGCTGTACGAAGTGCAACAAACCCTGAATATACCTTTCAAGTACTCGTCAGTGAGTGGACACCACTTAACGGAGGAATAGGAGAATTATCAACCATAACAGTTAATTGGCCAATATTTGGCGCAATAACTAAAACAACATAACAACCTGAAGGGGTAAAAAAATCATGGATGGACTACAAATAAAAGTAAAAACTACTGACGGTACAGAGGGCACATACACCCTACGACCAAAGTCAATAGTTGCTTTTGAACAAAAATTTGGAAGAGGTTTTGCTAAACTTCTTAGTGAAGATCAAAAACTTGAACATGTCTACTTCTTAGCCTGGAGTGCTATGAAAGATAATGGAAAAGTTGTAAAGCCTTGGGGCGACGGATTCCTTGACACATTAGATGCTGTTGAGTTAGTTGTAGACCCAAATTCCGAATCCACAGAAATAGCCTAACCTATACGGTAGCAATGATTTCTGTGGAGACAGGATTATCTCCAAATGATTTGCTTGATGCTCCTGATGGAATACTTGAAGCAATCGTTATTTATCTCAAGGAAAAGAACAGGAATGCTGGTGGGTAATGAGTAAAGATGTTATAGTGCTAACAGGTGTCAAAGAGACACTTAAGGCATTAGAAGACTTTGATAAAGATGCAGTTAAGAAATTTAACAAACTTGTTAGTTCTGAATTGCGTAATGCTAAAAAAGATGCACAAGGTTTTGTAACAGCAGAACCTCCACTTAGTGGATGGTCTACTCAACCCGCCAGTAAACCTCGTTCTCGTGGTGGTGCTGGATGGCCTGCCTGGGATCAAAGCGTTATTAAAGCAGGTATTAATACATCAAGGGCTGAAAGAAAAGTAAGAAAAGACTACACTACTAGTGCTGGTGCATTAGTAAATAAGTCAGCAGCAGGTGTAATATATGAATTGGCTGGAAGAAGAAACAGAAAAGGCGTGTTTGTTAAAAACCTGGAAGGTCAGGTGGGAAGTGCCTCTCGTTTAATCTGGAAGTCAGTTGATAAAAATAGGGGAAGAATTGAAAAAAATGTCTCACAGGCATTAGATAGTCTTAAATTAAAATTACAAAGAAATTTAAACAAGGAGCGAGGATAACATGGCAGTAGGTGCAGTAGTAGCCAGAATTCTTACTCAGTACTCTGATAAAGGCTCTAAGCAGGCTCAAAAAGACATTGCTAAACTTGGAAAAAATATTGATAAGTTTAGTAAAAAAGCAATAAAGTCTTTTGGTCTTGCTGCAGCAGCCAGCGCTGCTTTTGCAGTAAAAATTGGTAAAGATTCTGTAAAGGCAGCAATTGAAGATTCCAAGTCTGCAAATACTCTTGCAAAGACACTTCAAAATGTTACTGGTGCTACTACACAAGGAATTGCAGCGGTAGAAGAATATATTAAAAAACAACAGATGGCTGCCAATGTTGCAGATGATGAATTAAGAAAAAGTTTAGGTCTTTTAGTTACCGCAACTGGAAGTGCTACCTCTGCAATGGATTTGCAGAATACTGCCTTAGATGTTGCTGCGGGTACAGGAAGAGATCTTCAAACAGTCACATTAGCACTAGTAAGAGCACAACAAGGAAATCTAGGTGCCTTAAAAAGACTTGGTGTTCCTCTAGATGATTCAATAGTAAAAAATAAAGATTTTGCTGCAGCGGTAACGGTTTTAAACAAAGCATATGCTGGTCAAGCAAAACTATTAGGTGATACAGACCCATTAAAAAAATTATCATTAGCATATGGAGAAGTATTAGAAACATTAGGATACGCTCTATTGCCAGTAGTTATAGAATTTGCGGAATATCTTCAAACAAATGTACTTCCTGCTTTAGAGGAATGGATTAGATTAAATGAAGATCAATTACAGTCAGGTCTTCGTGAAGTTGTTGAATTAGTTAAAGATTTTAGTAAGGCTAGTCTTGCTGTAGGTGAATTTGTAATAAAGTATAAAGAGGTACTTGCTCTTATTGGTACAATAGTTAGTTCTTTGGTTTTTATTGCTAAATTAAGTGCATTGAAGGCTTCACTTAAATTTTTAGGAGATACTGCAAGAATAGTTGCAGCCAGTTTTGGATTCCTTGGTACTTCTAGCGGAAAAGCCGCAACTAAAGTTGGATTATTGACTAAAGCATTTATGCTATTAGTAAATGGAGTAAGAACATTTCTTGCACTTCCTGGTTTTGTAAAAATATTAGTACTTCTTGGTACTGCCGCTGTTGCAATATATTCAAAAATAAAAGGTAGTGCAGATGATGCTGCTGAATCATTAACAAAAGTTTCAGATCCAATAAAGGCACAACTTGATGCTACTAGAGAAGGCTATGCAGAAATAACAAAAACTGCTATGGCAAAAGCACAACAAGATAAAATAGATAAAGCAAGGGCTGCTGATGCTGCCAAACGGGCCGTCGCAGCAAACAAACAGTCAGCAATAGATAGAAGAAATATTGAACTAAGAAATAGACTTGAAAAGAAGTTTGGTCTTAGACTTACAGATCAAGATGAATATGAAAATATTCAACTTACTGCAGTAGAAATGTTACAAAAGAAACAAAAAGATGCTGATGCTGCACTATTAGAAAGACTTAAGGCAAGAAAAGAAGAAGTTCTTTTATTTGAAGCATTAAATCAAAATGCTGAAAGATATACAGATTTACTTACAGTATTATCAGATAAACAAATTAGCAGTGAAGAAATTGCAGTTCTTGCTAAAAAATGGGGCATGACAACTGATGCAGTAACATCATACATTTTTACAATATTTGCTATTAAAGACCTGACAATTTCAAGCGATGAAGTTAAAGCACTTGCAAGTAGTTGGGGTATAACAATAAAGCAGGCTGAACAGTATCTTGATTTCTTTAATGCATTAAATGATGGAGTTCTTTCTGAAACAGAAATAACCAAACTCATGAATAAGTGGATGCTTACCAGGACAGAGGCAACTAAGTATGCTGACTTTGTTTCAAAAATTGGTGATGGAAAACTTGATGATAGCGAAATCACAAAACTAAAAAGTACTTGGGGTTTAACAACTCAACAGGTTGTTGACTATATCAAAAAAATTGGTGGCAAGGTTGATGCAACTGGAACTATTCTTAGTGCTGGAGATATTGCAGCCCTTGGTTGGACAAATGCTCTTACTGCCCTGCAAAAATATCTTAATGCACAAGCAAAAGGCGCAGGCGCAGCAGTACCGACAACACCTGGACCTGATCTAGTTTCCCTTGAAGAAAATGCTGCAAAACTACGAGAGGTTACAGCAAAACTTTTGTCTATGCAAGAAAAAATAAAAAATAAAGTAAAAATACCTGATGATGAACCTTCTTCTCCTTCATCAAACTTTACTTATGGCTCTGGTAATCCACAATTCATGGAGCCAATAACAAAGGCATTCGGTGGTGGCGGTGGCGGTGGTAATTTTGCTTTTATGGCTAATGGTGGAATTGTTACTAATCCAACCCAAGCCATAATTGGTGAAGCAGGGGCTGAGGCAGTAATTCCTTTAAATCGTATCGGAAGCGTATTATCATCATTAACAGATTTGGAGGGTATGGGATCAGGTCGTAGTAATAATACAAATATTACAGTAAATGTTGCAGGATCTGTAACAAGTGAAACTGACCTAGTTTCTGCTATTAGAAATGGTCTTCTTGCTACGCAATTTAATGGTAACAGTTTGTCTATTAGGGCAATATAATGTCGTTACCTGTATTAAAAGTAGAAATTGACTTTGCTAGCGGTCCATCATTTTCATATCCAATTATTCTTGATAATACTACATTTGGTATTTTAGATACAGGTATATTAGGAGATGCTCCAGCAGATCTTGTTGATGTTTCTTCTCAGGTACTAACATGCTCTACTCGTAGAGGTCGTAACCGTATTCTTACTAACTTTGAGGCTGGAACTGCGACGGTAACATTAAATGATCCTGACTCAGACTTTAACCCTCAAAACCCAGCATCGCCATACTTTGGAAAATTATTGCCATTACGTAAAATAAGAATATATGCAGAAACTGAGTTTGATGGAGATACAGTACAAGTAAATATATTTGCAGGATATATTACTTCATATGATACTAACTTTTATTCAGGAGTATATACAACTTCTACGGTAACACTGCAATGCGTTGATGGATTCCGCTTGCTAAACAATGTTTCTACTGGAACAGCACCAATTCCTGGAGCCACTGCTGGACAATTATCAGGTGCTAGAGTAGATACACTATTAAATTTTGCAGGTTTTCCAGATTCTATGACAACTACTGATGTTGGAAACTCAACAATGCAAGTTGATCCAGGAGGGGCTAGGACAGTTCTTGCTGCCGTTCAAACCGTAGAGCAATCAGAATTCGGAGCATTTTTTATGCAAAGATCTGGAAAAACAATATTTTTTGATCGTAACACTGTTGCTCAAAGAGCAGATGCAGCCCCAAGAACATATACAGATCTTGGAACTCCTGGAACTTTTCCATATTCAGATATTGACTTTGCTTTTGATGATCAACTTATTCTAAATAGAATAACTGTTCAAAGAGTTGGAGGAAATCCTGAAACTGTTGAAGATCAAGATAGCATTAATAAATATTTTATTAAATCAGGATTAAGATCAGACATTCTTGTTCAAACTGATTCAGAATCACGAGATCAAGCGCTTACTCTTTTGGCTGCTCGTAAAGATGCAGACTTAAGAATTGATTCAATTACACTAAACATGCTTGCAACAGTAAGTGAACTAAATACGCTAGTCAATTTAACCTCAGATATTTATAACCTTATTCTTGCAGAAAAGCAAATGTCTGGTGGTAGTTCTATCGTAAGAGAACTATTTATTCAGGGAGTACAGCACGATGTATCACCAGGAAAATGGAATGTAAAACTGCTAACTGCTGAACCACTTATTCAAGCCTTTATCCTTGATTCAATAAATCAGGGTATACTAGGTACTAATGAACTATCATACTAAAGGAGAAAAATAATGCCACTAGGCCCAAACGCTGGGTATCGTCTATTTAATACAGGCGATGTCCTAACTGCAGCACAGGTTCAATTTAACCTGCAAAACCAATCAATCATGTTCTTTGCCAATGCGGCAGCAAGAGATTCAGCATTAACGGGAGCACTTCAAGAGGGTATGTTTGCCTACCTTGCTGATACAAACACTACAGTTTTTTATGATGGTGCTACTTGGCAGTCATTTGGTACTGGAGATGTAACTGGATTAACAGCAGGTTCTGGTATTACAATTACCAACTCTGGCGGTCCTGTTCCAACAATTGCCTTGTCAGATTCTCCTGTGTTAATTTCACCTAAAGAGCAGGCATTAATTGAGGCTACTGCAGCAACTGGAGCAATTAATCTTGATGTTATGGTGGCTGCAGTTAATATTCGCACAACTAATGCTTCTGGAAATTTTACCTTAAACGTTAGAGGAAATTCAGTAACCACATTAGATTCAATTATGGGAACTGGACAGTCCGTTACTGTTACTTTTGAGTCACCAAATGGCGCTACAGCATATTATCCTACTGCAGTTACTATTGATGGATCTGCTGTAACTCCAAAATGGCTTGGTGGAACAGCACCTTCTTCAGGAAATATCAATTCAACAGATGTTTATATGTTGCAAATTAGAAAAACTGCAGCAGCAACATTTACAGTTAT